CCATCGTTCATTCTTGGATATATTTGAACGAATGACCCTCATAAGTTTTAGGAATAGTCGAATCGACTACCTCAATCATATAAAGACCCCATTCGCAGTTATCGGTATCTTGTTCGTAATGTAGCAGCTTAAATATCTTATTAGTAGTAGCTGGATGTGTATCCTTTTGCCTATAAGCATGCCATAAATCAGGTAGATTTGGAGCATTGTCATAAACCTTGTCTGTGTCTAACCCATCTACCGTAGCCTCAAACGCAGTAAATACTCGATTATATTGGTTCCAAACTGCTTGGTTTTGGTGTTGACCATAGGGTAACTGATCCTCTTGGGGAGGGCTACCTTGGAACTCTATTGAGTCATAAAAGTTACCCGACAAAGTGTAGTCATAAGCCTTTATCTGTGCAGCTCCAACCGTTTCACTTTGTGTAGGCTCGGCAAAGGTTAGGATAGTTTTGTTAGGGATTAAGGAATATTCTACCGCTACAATTCTATACTTGCCATTGTTAAGGGTAGTAAAGCTGACATCTACATAGTCGTTGATGTTAAAGTAAGGAGTATAAAAGCCATCTAAGTTTACACCATTGCCAGCAGCAAAGATTGCATTACCATTGTATAAAGTCTCTCCGAGTTCTGTCAATAGTAAGGCCCCCTTCATTTCAATCCTAGGAGCATCAGACATAAAAACAGCCTCATCTCTGACAGCCATGTTATCTACTTGCTGCTCAGATATATGCTGTTGTGCTTTATATTTTTGGTAACTACCATTAACTCTAGGAGTTAAGGTGATACTCAAATTATTAAAAAATATAGGGGCAAAAATGTTAAAATTGACTGCTAGCCTAATCCAGATGCGACCATCCGCTGGCACTTCTAGCTCTGAGCTTATGTTTGTATATTTAGGAAGCTCATCTGTTGGGTCTAATGAATTGTCTAAAGTGGTCCTCCACATTTGAGTGAAAGGGTTATCAGCTATTGCAGCAGTAAGTGGCTTTGGTTTACTAACCCATTGATTTATGATTGCCGCTGGATTAGTATTATCATATTGCCAAGTATAATAGTTAGTGTCAGCCTCTAACCAGACATGGACTGGATTTATAATATTTAAGTTAACATCTTGTCCGACATCTACTGAAATCTGCAATCTATCTCCCTTTTGAACATAAAAAGGAGTAGATTTTACATAGTGTATAAAATCAGTACCAGCCACATCCTGATGCTCGACTACTAAATATCTCTCCTTCTCGTATCCGTACTCAAACTCTTTAACAATCTCACCTCTGGCTCCGGCTTGCTGATATAAGTCTAACCAGACTCCTCCAGTTCCATCCCCAGCTCTTGCCAAAGTCCAACCCTCTGGTCTGTAAATACCAGTAGAACTAGGCAATGTAGGATCGGGAGCAGTGGTCTCAGTACCCCTCTCGAAATCTATATTTTGAACTATCTCTGATGGATAGTTATAATCAAAGGTGTGCTTAACCGCTTTATAAGGCCTTTGGAGGCTCAACCTTGCATCATCGTTCATAAAGGCCATGTCATAGGCCGCTCCAATATCTTTGACAAGAGTTGGCGCAGAATAGCCAATAGGCTCACCATCAAACGTGAACTTACAGACTCTTTTTATAGCATAGCCAGCTTCATCGGTAGAGCGGATAAACCAGACATTGTTTTGCTGGCTTAAATCGCAGAACTCCTTAAATATTTTCTCTAATACACTAAAGCAATTCTCTGATTCGCCTATGCTGGTCTCAAATGTTTGGGCATTTAGATATAGCATATTATAGAAATGGTCAGCAGCAGCATCATAAGTAGCAGATACTTCTAAAAGATTCATTTCTACCCAAATAGGCAATTCTAAGCCTGTCTTTTGTAATGACCAAGCAATATACTTTATTATCTGATGAGGTCCGGTTAAATACCTGCCCTCATTATCTGACAATTCAATATCTCTTAAAAAGGCAATGCCATCTGAGGCAGTTAAGATTAACACATTAGGATCAGGCTGGAAAGTCTGACCTAAATCGGATATTGATAACCAACCAGTAAAAATTATCTCATTTTCATTGCCTACTGCAATCTCTACCTTGTATTGCTGATCCCCACCCTCAGAAAAGGTCATCGCATTTACCTCATCATTAGTAAATACCCTCAGTGTGCAACTTTTACTTTTTATAGCAGTAAACTTATCCTCTGAATTGTCAACGGTTTGAAATACGACTGGAGCATCTGCTGTCTCTAATAAAACCTCAGATTGGTCATTCTCGGCTGTGTTTGTTATAGTTACATAGATAGTCTGCTCATTCGGGCTATTGTCCGAATAGTTAACTTGCGTATTAACAAAACTACCTTTGTAAAAATTAGCCATTTACTCTGAGTTGACTTCTTTGTGTTCTAGCGTATGCTAAAATAATATCTTGTCCTCTTAATGTTGTACCTCCACCTCCTCGGCCACCTAATACAGAGGCCAATCCTTGACCAAAGCTAGGCAGCTCATCATTGGGTACAATAGTACCAGCCACATTCGGTACGAACAATTCTGGACCTCTTTCTCCCACTAAGTAAGTCTTGTTTCCACTTACTGGACCACCCTCAGCCCTTGCACCTCCAAAATTCTTTAGTAAAGAGGCAGCAGCTATTGAGGCTATACCTAAGCCAATGGCAGCAGCACCGGGGATGGCAATACCACCCGGACCGAGGATTCTGTCTATACCTTCTTTGGCAATACCGTAAGCAATCAATGCTTTACCAATGGCAGTCAATAAAGAGCTAATCACATTTAAGATACCCTCTCCAAAGTTCTCGCCAGATAGCAAGTTGCCAAGGCTTTCTCCAATACCTTCTAAGCCTTGCTGTAAAGCATTTTGTAAAGCCTGAGTTAATTGGGTAGAAAACTCTAAGACTGCCTTATCGGTTCCTTCAGCTTTAATTCTAGGCCTTACAGGGATTGTTACATCCTTTGGGTCTGTCTGTATATTCTTTATTGCCTTTTGTAAGTCAGGCAATAGACTAGGTAAAGGACCAGCTAACTTAGCTTCAAACTCAGTCAGATTCCTTATACCCGGTATTAAATTAAAATCAAACTTAACATCAGCAACACCTCCAGTAATGGTAGGTATCTCTAAGCCAGTTTGTTTTTGTACTATTTGACCTAATAATCTATCTCTTTCTCTTAATTGTTGAGATAATTGTGTATTTAAGTCAAGCTGATTACGTTCCTCTTTAGTAAGTAATCGAGCGGCTTGTATTCTACCATCTAAGCCTCTTTTGAGACCTAGGTCAATTATTTGGGTAGTTGCACCTGCTTTCTCTAATTTGAGAATCTCAGTGCTTATATCTTCTAGCTCTCTAGTTAATATTGCTACTTCTGATCTTGCAACCAGACTAGCAGTATATTTTTGATAAGCTATATTGAGACTATTGATTAAGCCTTCCTCATTTTTCAAATCCCCAAAGTATTGAGGATTTATAGCTCTTAGCTTTTTAAGGATGGCCTCTTTTTGGCCTCTAGTTGTGTTCTCTGAATTTAGGGCAATGATTAACTTATCAATCTCTACCCTTTCTCTTGCTATTCCTTCAAATATAGCTTTTTGCTCATCAGCTACTTTCTTACTAGCCTCTGCTAATTGTTTTGCAGATTGACTAGAACTAAAAAGCCTATCACCATAAGTGATAAGCAGTGATGTAACAGTAGAGATAGCTAAGGCAACACCAGCCGGACCAGCTAACTGGCCGACTAAGGCCTTTAATGCCCCACCAGTAGTACCTGTGGTAGCTTTTAACTGATTGAATGATGTAACAAGAGGATCAATATTGTTGGCAATACCAATAAGACCAAATGGCGCATCTTGCACCACTCGGCTAAAGTTCGTTAAGGTAGATGTGGCTTGACCTGTTACATTAGGTAAGGTCCGAATCTTTTGGCTTGCATTTTCGACTGCATTGCCTAACTGGACAGCATCTTTACCAGTCTGGTCTAGCTCCTTGCTTAGTTTATCTAAGCCGCTAACCGCACTACTGACATCAGCCGCTATCTTAATTTGCATTTCAGCCATTCTGCTTTATCCTTTTTAGTGCCTCTTTCTCTCTCTTAGCCTTTAATAGATTCCGTACTTGATCTCGGTCTAGTTCGGCCTTAGATTCGAGCTGCCAGCTATCCATGACAAACCTCGCCCCATTACCCTTACCTATCAGAGCCTCGCATATTAAGGCTGTTTGGAACCTTAACAAGACTGACTCATTCTTTACCTTTTCGATGTACCCCTTTCTCAAAAGCAGGTACTCCTCGACCTCCAAACCATAAAATTCCACTGGAAGCAGACCAATCTGGCCAAAGGCTTCCGACCTCATCTCATCCCAAGTTAAGGATTTGCCACTTGGGCTGGGGCTTCCCCCTGGTCTTTAGGTTTATTAGCCTCTACAAACTTATTGATTAAACTAGCGGCATCAGACTCATCCATCGAACCTACCCAGTCTTGGACCTGCTCGATAGAGATAAACTCCTTAATGCCATTGACCTTGTTATAGCAGTTTAAGCCACCATAAACGAGGCCACAAATAAAATCAAATTGTTTGTCTGGCTTGCTTAGAAGCTCAGACATTAACAAAGGATCGGAAGATGTAGCCTCTCCGTAAAACTTTGAGAACCACATCTTGCCGACATCCAGTGTTACATCCTTACCTCCGATTGTGTGTGTGATTTGTTTCATGTGTTTTAGCTTGCAGGTGTAGTATCAATGTCTCCCTCAATCTCGATAGTCATTGTGAACTTAGCAGTCTGACCGCTAACATTCTGCTGACCGAGAGCTGATATCCAACCATAACCACCATGATAGATAGTCTCGGCTGAATCTGTCAGATGCCAGTACTTTTTAGTGTTGTTGGCATACAGAGTTTGAAAATCATTGAAAGAAGCCTCGTTAGCATCAGGCACAGTGTCAACTACCGCATTCAGAGTGAAACGGTTGTTCTGAGGTCCTAATACTTTCAAAGTTCCACAGTTAGTCTCATCACTAACCACGTTGCGGCTGCCATCGAATGATCCCTCACTCTGGCAAACAGCCGACTTTCTTGCACTACTCGGAGTGTCTGAATATTCAATGAACATCACACTGCCAGAGATTGTTGTAGCATCTGCCATTTGTTTTTATTTAATTTTGATTTATAATATGTTCGTATCTAAGCAAAAGTCTAAATACTTTCTCAGAGCCATCATCTTCATAAAGTTCGGTCTCTGATTGTATTGTTATCTGTGTAATCTGATGGTCTGGTATGGTTATGCCAAAAGAGTTAGGTCCGAGGATTATCTCATCATAAATCTCTTGGGCTATATCGTAAGCAGTCTTACTATTTCCTATGGTAGCAAATTTGGTTAATACATCTACCACAATAACAGCAGACTGAAAAAATGCAGAGTTGTTAAGGTCTGTCTGGGTGCTACCCTCTGACCTTATTAGTACATAGTTGCCATTCTGACTCAAAGGCACAGCATCCTTATAGACAGGTACACTAATAACCCCATCGAGGGTTTTGTACCATTCAGTCTTTAGGTCATATAGTGCGGTCTTAAATGCCATTTAGTACTCTTGTAACATTAGTTATCAATTTCTCTCTCACAATCGGTACTTGCTTAAAGAAGAATGGCTTTGGGCTTATTCCTTTTTTGTAGATAGACCGAGCAATCAAAAAGGCTGCTCTGTCTGCCTCTTTACCCTTTGCAATCCCTTTTCTCTTTATCCATCCTTTGATAGCATCTATCAGCTTCAAAGTACCCGATCCCTTTGCCCCCTTAAACTGAGAGGCATACTCCTCGGTCCCTGGGTATGGGTTGAATTTAGTCTTTGTGCCAAACTCAATGAATGGAGCATAAAAGACATTAGCCGAAACCACATAGGACATATCCCCTTCCTTGCTTTGTGTTATCGACCTCAATAAAGTGCCTCTGTCTCCTCCTTGGCTGGCCAAATCTCTCTTAGCTAAAGCCACAAAGTCTAAGGCAGCGGCTTGAAGCTCTGCATCTACATCGGTCTTTAATTCCTTACTGGCCGAGTCTATGCGGCTTTTTAAGCTCTCTAATCCTATGACATTAACTTTAACCAAAGATGGTAAATGCGGTTACTTCCCAATAAAATCGTTTCTCATCAATCCTTCTCACAGCACTAATAGAATAGGTCTGGCCGAAATATTCTATCTTGTAGTCAGGTGTGATATTGTAGCCTCTGAATGGTAGCTTAAAGGTCTTAGTGTCTGACATATCTGTCCGACCATCAGCCTGAGTCCTACCACCTCCCTCATCACTAATTTCAGCCCACATCTTATAGGTTACTGCCACCGTATCGGTAGCATCCCCATCGGCATCGATAGTGTTAGTGTATTTTAGGAGCTTTATCGGTTTGAGGTTGCCTATCATCCTAACCAGTTGACTGTTTTATATCTACTTGCCAAATTCATGGCCTCTTTACTCATACCTTCCTTATTCTCATCCCCTCTATTGATATATCTATAAGCGACCTCTTTATACATGGCATCCTTTAATCCTTTAGGTAGATCAGTATAACCAGCCTCGTAAAGCATGGTCATATTCTCATACTTGGGATTCTTTAGGATGCGGCCATTTAAGGACACATCAAAGTCATCTGTGCTTATACTGTCTCCCTCATCATCTTTGACATTTAGGATAGTAGTTACCGGACCAAAGGGAATCTCAAAGCCCCCAGCCAAGTTAGTGAACTCAATCTCCCATGTTTTAGGAACTAAGCTCAGGCCAGTAAACTCCTCAATCCTTTCTCTGGCAGAGGTAATCAGATCAGCAATCAGAGCATCATCATCATCAAAGTCAGATGGAATGCTATCTGAGCTGTCTATAAACCCTTCCAATCTCAGGTAGTTCTTAACCTCATTTACTGTCAGAGGCTCGACTATTCCCGATTCATTAGTCTGGTCCTCCCAGTCGATAAGTAGATTGTAAAGCATAGATATTTATTAAAAAAAGGGGCCAGCCGAAACCGGCCCCACCACATCAAACCACAGCACCTATATTAGACATTACCAAAGTCAGCATAGATAACAGCATCAGTGCGGAGGAGGTTAATGTCCTCGAAGCACTCAACACGAGCAGTTACCAAGTTTCTCTGGAAGTTGTCGCTATCCTCATAAGAGAACTCAACACGTAAGCCCTCAGTCTCAACTCTTTCTACATAGTTAGAGTCGATAATCAGAGCTTTGTCATCAGTTACCCAAGAAGCACCAATTACAGGCACACCAGCGATACGGACATTACCTTGGGGGTCGATAACAACACCACCGGGTACAGAGTAGTCCATAGGTTTAGTCTTGAGCAAGCGAGCCCATTGCTGGTAAGATACCAGAGCAAATGAGGCATCGAAGTCAGCAGCCAGTTGGTTAGCAATCCAGTCAACCAATTGCTCGGCATCAACAGTTGCAGAGGTAGTAGTTGAACCAGTAGCAGCATTGGCCACAGTGCTAAAGAATGTAGCATTCTCCTTTTTGTAGAAATCACGAAGCAACATACGCTGCAAAGTGTTCTGCAAGAAAGGCAGTTGGAACATCATCTGCTTTGAAAAACGAGCAAATCCGGCAATGTAGTCAGATACTACCTTTACCTCAGTCAAATCGTAGTCAATCTGAGACTTCAGGTTACCTTCAGACTGGATGCCGATTGAACCTTCTGTGCCAGTCTCACGATAAGTAACATAAAGACCAGTTGGAGAAACAGCAGTTGGGATCAGATCACGCATGTTGATTTTCTGAGCAGGAACCAAACCTTGACGTTGGTTGTAAGAAGCAACACCATCTCCAGAAAGGTTGTTTCCGAGGGTCATTGTGCCCACAGCCTTCAGGTCGATAGTCAACTTTGCATTCTTGTTCTTTTGGAACTCTTTCAACTCAGCTTGCTTAGCTTCGAAAGCCTCAGCAATAGCCTCATTGTAAGCCTCACCGAAAGACTTGTTCTTGTTGTCAACTTTCTTAGCTGACTTCTCAGCAATCAGTTGGTCAAGAGCAGCTTGGTTTTTCTTAGAAGCCTCATCCATAGTTACAACAGCAGCCTTTACTTCAGCTACTTGGCTTTTTACATCAGCAATGGCAGCCTCATTGGCAGCCTTCATCTTTTCTACTGACTCGGTAGCTGATTTTACCGCAGTCTCGATGCTTTTCAATTCTTCCATGTTAGGAATTTAATTTAGTTATTAGATTTGTTAAATTATGCTTCAATCCACTTAGGTCAATCTCCGGCTCCTTGACTTCTGGAACTGCAATCGCGGGTTCCTCTGCTTTGGGAGTGGACTCAATAGATATAAGGGATTTTATTGCCTCGTTTATTTGTGCTACTCTGATCTCGATAAACTCGAAAGCCTCATCAGAGAAGCGGCCATCTTTCAATGACTTTAAGAGCAGGCTAAGCTCTTTAGATAGTTTCTCATGCTGGCTCATTACCTCCTCGGTTGACTTACCCACCTCAATAGTTGGGGTATTAGGATTAGCCCCCCAAAGAACCGCTGAACCTTCAAAAAGCAGAATCTCTTTAATGAGATTATATTCTCCTTGACTGCTCTTTTGATTCTCGGCTTTAATAGTCCTAAAGCCAACAGAGTGCTGGTTAATATGACCAGACTTATAGAACTCTAAGACATCATTGCCCCATGTAGTGTTGGGCACATCGGTAACCCCTACCAGATAGTCCTTTTCTACATACAGCTCAGAGAACTTGCCAATGGCTGACTTTAGGCTTGGGTTGTGGTCTGTTAAGTGCCAAATAAGGTTTGCACCTTTAGGACCTCTTTCTGCCATAGTCTTGTTATAGGCATTAAAGTCGATGACATCATTGTCAAGGTCTTTAGAGCCCATCTGGCTGATTGCAACCTTTACCTTTCTAGTGGTAGTGCTAACATCTTGCACTGAGTTGCTAACTGTCTTTTGTTCAAAGTATCTTTTCATATTCAATATTTGGGGAGGGTTGACCCTGGTTATTGTTTCATTATTCCGCAGTATTGGCCTTAGCCGATCAAGCACCTCCCATATTTATTAGTCTGCCTCTACTATCTCTTTTAGGTACAACAATGTAAGAACATCTACAATTTATGACCATTGCGGCTGATCCACCGGGAGCCAAGGGATATTCTATGTTCTCGCCACTCCTTGGGTCCACAAAGTTCTCATAGAACCCAACTATTTGACCATCCATGTGAAAGTGGTCTTTAGGTTGCTCAGGTTTAAAACCCCTTGTCCTTGAATCTCTAAAGGCAATCCACTCTTTAACCATCTCGTAATTGAATGACTCGGCCGCTGCCTTAATTCCAGTGTTTGCCGCCCTACCTACCTCAGTCCTCACAATCCTTTCGGCTTGCATGGCTGTAAAGCCGGACTGCTCTAAGGTCTTGACAATTTCATCCACAGTCTGCTCTTTTATAATAGCATTCTGTAAGACAAGGAGCAAATGGTTCCTAAGTGTCTCTGAGGTCTTAACCACTGCATATTGCAATAAGGTCCTCTCTAACTCATCAATGATAAACTTAGTCCACTGCTCATCTCTGCCTATGCCTTTCTGATTTGCCTCCCTTCGAATTAGCTTGTACATTTGGTTGGCATGATAGACCCCAACTTGCTTGTAGATGGCCTCTATTGGTTTATAAAGTTCATCATTGTAAAGTGTGGTCCTCAGTCTGCTTTGGGCTTGTCTGGCTCCTACTTTCTTTATTGTACCTATCAAAGAACTGACAACTTTATCCAGTTGTCTTTTGACCTTAGGAAAGTGTGTTTTGGCAAACTTCCGATTGGTCCTCGTGAAGTTCTCCGCATACTCTTTTCTCTCTTTGTCGGTCATTCATCAACCTATTTTTTAATGCCAATCTCTTGGCATCCATTTTCGCTTTCAATAATGCACAGCACCTCTCCTTCTTTGTTACCGGGTAGGTTGTGCGTACTATCTCATCAATCGTCATCGAACATTTCCCCCTCTGTCTCGCTATCATCTAAGCTATCGATAACATCTTGGTTATTGTCGTAATGCTTGTATATTCCTAAATCTTTAATCTTTTGCACCTTGGCCTTATTAGAGCCAGTAGCATATACTCTTGAAGCTGGGATGCCTAAGTCTTTAGCAGTCTTTAACATTCCCTCTTTATCTGATCTGGCTGAGATAATGTAAACTATTGAACCTTCAGCTATCTCCTCTGCTGCCTTTTCTTTACCCTTGGCAGTAGATAGGACCCCATCATAGTCAAATGATACTTTCTCGCCTTCTGACTTAAAAGACTTTGGTAAATCGGTACTATCTGGGATGTCCATGTTTGGAGCTTCATACTCACTTAAAGGCATACCATCTTGTGGAGTAATCCAAGGCTCATCAAACAGAGGATTATCAATTCTTTCAAGGCCTAAGTGCATCCTTTGCTCATTAGGGCTAAGGGCTTTGAGGTCCTTAATCCAGCTTGACTTCTCGACTACATCCTCTTGGAGTTCTGTAAATACAGTATGGTCGAAGTCGATATAGACATTCTGACCTTTATATCCCCAGTCGGTTTGTAGCTTTCTATTGAAGTGGTTTCTAAAGGAAACCAACTGAGGCATGGCACAGCGAGTGGTAAGGGCTTTCTCAGCCTCTCTTACGTTGTTATATGTCGAACTTTCGCTATCTCCTACCAACTGAGAAGGCACTCCATAAACGGATGCAAATCGCTTTAAATCCCATTTTTCAGAGTCGATGATTGACAATTCCACTGGATTAAGGCCAACAGACTGCCATCCCATCTTGTAACCAGAAACACCAATGCGGCCCCAGTTCTCTGATCCTACCCATTCTCCTTTTCCTACGAGTTTACTCTTAATAGCCTCTACTTGCTTTCTTGTATCTGCTACATCTACTCCTCCACCAATAACTCTGGGATCATCGACATATAAGACACCTTTAACCCCTTGGTTCTCCAACATAGCGGCACTGGCTTTGATAGCCGAGTTGCTTCTGCTTAATCTTCTCAGGGCAGCTTTGAGTGGGCTCATTCCGTAAAGATGTGCTCCATTGACATCCCAGTCATAGTTCTGGTATTTGTCATGTAGAACCTGACTTTTAGGGAATAAGGCATTGGAAAGGACCGGAATCATGTACCCCTCCTCAACGATAGGGAACAGATTGGTCGAGGCTATGATAGATACCTCTTGGTAAGGTAGGTTGTGCAGTTGGTAAGGTTTACCCTGGTTAGCTCCCATGTCAAGCATCTGAGCCCAAACACAGCGACCTCCAGTGATTAACTTCCACCCAGTTGAGTTGGCTACTAAATCCTGAAAGGTCTCGTAGTCATTAGGGTATCTCAAAAGTTCGGTAAGTCTGTCAACATAGATAGGCTCTAAGGCTTTTTTCTTATAGCCCATTGCCTTTTGGAAGTCCTCAGTTGAGATGTCTTTCTTTCTCATCAATCCCTGATAAGACTTGAAGGCAGCCTCATCGACTACCTTGTAAGTTGACCAATCGGGCAACTTTACCTTATCAGTTATTAGAGTTATTGTAGAATAAAGAATGTCATTAACTTGGTAGCCATCCCGGATGTAGTTAGTACGGTTGTCAGTAATACCGACAAAAGTGCCTCCAGTTACCTGATAGGAAGCAAAGGGCTGACCTACCGGCATCATCGGCACTGCCTTCTTTGTTAACGCATTCCACGCATCTTGTATTCTGCCCATTGTATTTCTTTACCAAGCCATTACTTCGAACTTAGGCTTGTTTAGTTTCGTGTAAATTGCATACCGCATCGCATCGCATAAGTGATCCCACATCTTAACTGGCTGCTCATCTGGATGTACCTTGCCATCTTTGTCAACCTTCCACTTGTAGGACCTAATCTCTTTAATTAGGTTTATAGACTCAGGCGTTACTATCAATGGTTGACTTTTAACCTTCTGGATGCCAGCATAGACATCTTTCTCGGCAGGCTTGGCATTGTACCCAGCCCTGACCAGCTCCTCAATAGTCTTAGGCTCAGCAGCATCACAGTAAATCTCATCCGACCTTCTAATGTTTAAGAGCTTTAGCCTTTCTATTAAATCGGTGGTTGTTAGCTTGGTCTCGTAGAGCAACTCCTTGACAAATGTCTGGCTTTCGTGAAAGCCGACCTTGACTAAGGCTGTTGGCACTGAATACCCAAAGTCCAAACCATAAACGGTCTCACAATCCTCTGGGAACTGACCTTGCCTCCAATGGGTGTAGATAATCTCTGATGACTTACCCCTCTCTCCCAACCCAAAGACTTTCCAGAGGTTCTCATCTGCATCTTTCAGACTTTCAATCTCTGCTATCTGCTCACTTGGCAAGAATGGATTGTCTTTGTAGGTTGAGTGGATTAGGATATTGCTTTCTCTATCCGAGACATCATAGACCCAGCTCATCTCATCTACTGGGTTAAAGTCCAGAAAGATGGTTTGCTTGGTTCTAAGGGCTAACTGCTGATAAATCGAATGGGGCAATAAATTAGCCTCATTGATGTATAGTATATCCCTTCCCGGTCCTCTAACCTTACCAGAGTCCTCAGCCCCAAAGAACTCTATGTAAGAGCCATTAGGATAGTGATAGACATTGTCGGTTTTGTTAAAGTTGTCATCAGAGTATAACCCGGCATCCTCTAATATCTTTAGGATGTCTCTCCTGGCCCCTCGTTTAAGATGGGGTAGAGATGGGCTTACCACTGAGATAGTTACCTTTTCCTTATGCGGTATGTAAAGAGCTAAGAGTTGACTAATTGAGTAGGTCTTGCCAGATCGGGTAGAGCCTTGATTGGCAATTACCCTGTACTGTTTAGCCTGATAGGCCTGCAAGTTCCTTTCAAAGACACTGGTATATCTTATTTCAACTTGTCTCATTGGCTGGCTTGAATACTATGTTAATGCCTCCATCAACCTTAATATCTTGCTCGCCTTTTTCTTTCTGACCGAGTCTTTGCTTACCTAACCAGATAAGCATTGCTCTGTCTTTATCTTTAATAGCTGCATCGAATTGGACCTTTCTTAAAAGGCTCTCTCCTGATGCCTGCTTTTCTTGCTTAAATGCCACAAAATCTATACCCAAATCCGACTTACATCGTTGATACAGAGTGTTTTCGTGGATGCCTAACTGAGCTGCAACTTCTACCCCAGAGCAACCTGCCATAAGGTATTCGCCTACAAAATCCCAGTCTATTGTGGTGAGTGATGACATTACTTTTTTTGCTTAGCTCTTTTAGGTAGCTTTTTTCCTTTAGAGGCCTTATTCCATTCCTCTACATTAACTCCTTGCTTTTCGAGCTTTTTCTTGTTAATGTTAAAGAAGGCTGCTTGGGCTTTGCTCTTATAGGGCATTACTTTTTCTTTTTTCTTTTCTTACAACCGCAAGCCATTACTTACCTATTTTACCGCATTTCCAGAGGACCTTTCTGCTCCAGTAGTTGGCACTCAGCTTGGTATCTGTACCCTTTATGCCTCCTGATCTTTCGCAATAAGACTTCCTTCTGGTCTTTGATTTGTGCTGGGTAAAGTCTTTCATAGAACTGTCTCCGAAGTGGATTATCTTCTCTACCCCATTCTCACAAGCCTTAACCACTTTCTTTTTGCCTGATAACCAACTTTTCATTGGCTTGTTGCAGGGCATCTCGGATTTAGGTACTCTCTTTATCATACAAAAAAGCCCTCAGCCCCGAAGGACTGAAGGCTCGTTGATTTTTTACCCTTTATTCACTCCCTAATATACTAAATATTTAGCACTTAGACAAATATAAGGGTTAAAACTTATACACATCTTCAGTTGTCAAGGATTACTTGACAGTTCCCAGTTCGATAAAATGCGTATTAGTTCCAGCATTATCCCTTGCCCACCGGATGTTTGTAGTGGATGCACCCCATCTAGGCACTTGACCTCTAATGAGGCATCTGCTGGGCAGAATAGGTGTTTTGCCTTACAAAGCATTGGTATATCCCATGCTGA